ACGGGCTACAGTGCATTAAAAATTTCCCTCCGACTTTCATCAGAGGTACAAAACTACAAAGTAGCGTCATAAGACGAAAGTCAACGAGGTGAAACCTATTGCTAGGAAAAGTGGAGGCCCGTCCTCCCATTCACGCGTGGATTACCGATAGATAGTCTCAATGAGACGTCCTTGGATGCCGGTGCATGATCATGCTTTACTTTTAATTCCACCTCATTAACAGACCCGAGGTAGGAGGGTATCAACTATTCACCTAGTATAGCGGTTGGGGAGATTCCATCCCCCGTGATACAAGTTTAACGACTTAATGGGTCGGTGTGAAATCATACTGCAACTGGATTAGTAGAATACACATAGATGGTTGGTACATTGATAAAGAATACTGGCATGTAATCCGTGCCCGCGCCTATAAATAGGTGATTGGTAACAGAACTTGTAGTAACTTTGTAATTTCCTATCAAAATATTTTGACTTTGTTGATCACTATCATCTTGACCTGAATATGCGGAAAAGTGCACAGGAGACGATGTGTTGAACTTATAAATTGAATAATTTGGAAATTGCCACGTTGTACCGGCAGTTGTAAAATTGTTTGCTGCCATAATACCACCAGTGCATGATCCAGACAAAGCTGTGTTCTTCATGAAAGCAGTTGTAACAGAATCTGTACCTGTAGCTGCTACATTAGTGATGGTAGGTTTATTCAATGAGAAATCCGGTTGACGGTTCACCATTTGAAAAGTTGGATAGGATCCATCCTGAATCATCGAATAATTAACAGAACCACGTTGCCCAATGAAGGCTGCAGTAACCCATTGAAGTGTCGTTGTGGCACAGTAATTCATAGGAAAATTTGTACCCGTTGCAATCACTCCTTTTGCTGTATCCCATCCATTGGTTGTGTAACCGTAGTATGGAGGTATCTTGAACATCTTGATACTTTTGTAATCGGTAGCACTTGAAATAGATCCTGCTTTTGTAACAGTGCGATAATACTGAAATCGTCGCATAATTTGTCTGAGAGAAACAATTTGTTCTCCAAAATTGATCAAATATCTGTTAGGATCTACAGTGGGTGGCGAATGACCAGCAATGACCTGTGTGCTTTCAGTCTCTTCGTATTCGTCACTTTGGGGTGCAAAGTAAGAATAAGCCGGGAAAATATCGTTTGGTACACCAAACTCCAAATTATCAGCCCCTCTCGCAGAAACAATCACTTGAATAGTGGATGAAGCAACAGGTGCAGTGAGACCAGTAACAACTCTTACTGCGAACATTCCGTTCGTGACATTAGGTACATGCTTGAAAGTTGTGCCGTTGCCAATAGTGAATGGAACTTGTGCCTGAGCGATGGGATTGAAGGTATTACACCAAGCAAGTGCTTGTTGATAAGGAATCCTCACTTCAATGTTTGTATCTTTGGTAAGGTCAATAATCTCGTTAAACACTGTCGACTGAGTCGATGTATTGTTCAAGATATTAGATGCAGCACTAGCCGAGGGATCATAAATGATACGCACTCGACCTCTGTGGTATTGTGTGCAAATAAATCTAAACCGATAGATAATATCACCTCGCCAATTAGCAAACATGGTGGTTAACCAGCACATTGGAGTCATGAAGAGTGTAGCGTTGGTAGCTGCATCACTATCGAAAGTCTCTGGTGTGACAGCTGAGCTAAACAAAAGAGCATCAGCAGAATCTGCAGTTGACCAATTGAATGTGCAAACATATGCCTCTTTTGAAGACAGATGTTGTAAGCTCAATTCATCATGATTGGGCAGACCAAGAGCGCCAGGATCAACAGTGAGTTCATTCTTTGGATCAATCGTCAATTTCTCAATAGGATAAGAAAGTTCTGGTGCTGCCAATTGTGGAATACCTTGATTCTTGACTGGTTTGGTATCTTCAATAACTGGTGGATTTGAAAAACCCAAAGATGCAGCAACTGAAGCCACTGTGTTGGCACCAATCTGCGTGGCAGTCATGAAGCTCCCAATAAGTGGGACTCGAGAAAGAGAACCAGCAGCATTAGAAACAGCAGATGCTACGGATGAAACAGAATCCATACTGTACTCATCAGATTGCATAACTAGACCAGACGTTGGACCACTCAAAATAACATTCTCTGCCCAAGCATATGTCGATACTGTTACTCCAGCAGTTGATACACCGTTCGCAGATTGCAAAGGTACAACCACTTGGAATCTCAACCGTCCAAGATCTGTGAAATCTTGATTGGAAATAGTAGAAATCCAGTTCTTTGGCCACAAAAATGGCAAAGTCATCTCACCGCCCTCATTATTCTGTGGATAAATCCAAATATGAGGTCGCTGAGATAGAAGAATAACTTCCTTTCCACTAGAGGAAACAACATCTTCAGCATGGAAATTAGGCAGGGGTTTGTATGCAGCCAACGTAGCTCCGTAGTAAAACGGCGAAGCATTGATCATGATTTTGATCTTTAGGTCACAACGTAACCAAGCATAATTTGTAAGCTTGTTTTTGATAGCAGTGTTATTGAAAAATAATTGCCATGGATTAATACTTGTAGTAGTTCCAATAGCATCAGATTCCAACCAGGTGTATGAATTAATCAAAACTGGTCGGCTCAAGAAATCTTTCAAATCTGCCCCCATCGTTGCATCACCAGAGCTTCCTGGAGGTAAACTCGCAGAAAATCCAGCTGTATAACGATTGGGTTTCTCCAAAAAGGTAACAGTTTGTGCTTTTTCTTCTGTGACACTTGCATCCTCAGATGTTCCAATTGCGACATCGTCAGATTGAGGGTGGTAGATTTCACTTTGGGATTGCCATAAATGGAATCCCAAATTTGTGTAGCATGACATATCTTCTTCTACGCTACTCGAAGAAGATACCGAGCACACCGGGCTCGGAACGGACACTTCATCTGGTTGAAGTGTACAACATGAGACTCTTACGCGGGAGCCCCTTCCTAACATTGTTTGACCTATCAGTATTACGTTTCTTCAGTTGATAAGACTTAAAAACGGTTTACAGTTGTCTCTGTTGATTTGTGGGGTTTACTCCCGTAATGAGTGTTTCTTCGCACTCACCTCATCATCAAAACGCATCCAAAAATCATAAACAAGATCATAATAATTTGGAAAGGTACTATCACGCACCCAGGACTGGAGACCACAGTCCTCAACGAGTTGATGGAAAAATTTTTGTCTCTCTAGAAATTTTTCTTTACCATGAAAGAAGTATTCCCTTTGTGCTGTTTCAATAACGCATATAGCGTGAGCCTCAGCTGCCATATCAGCCTTTGGAAGTCTCGCGGTCATCATCTTATGAAAAGATGATTCATCCAAAGGGGCAACAATACAACCGATATCCTTATCATAAACGAAAGCTCGTTTTAAAAAGGAAGATTCAGATATATTAATATAAGGCACACTCTTTGCTTCTTTCTCAGCCATTGTGTAATCAACACCAATACATTTCATAGCTGCTGCGATATTTGTGTGATGAAAATTTGGACAGGCATCGCTGACTCCCATTATATTATCATCACCGTATGTGGCTAAATGAACATGTTCTTGAAATGTTGAAATATCTTTGCCAGATATTAGCAAATATGCATAACGCATGTACAAGCTGTTAACAATGCAATTGATAATAACGGTGAGGGGATGACCCGATGGATTACCCTGAATCTCGATGAGATCACCATTGAAATCAATACAAGGAAAAGCTGTATCATTGGCAATACACCGAATATATCTCAAATCCTCATCTGGCCACCCAGCCTTAGCAGCTAAGCGTTCCAAGATTCGAAATGCAGACAAAATGAATGGTGCAGCCATACGCTTGTCAAATTTACCATAATCTCCAGCAACGATTTTGTGGTCACCAAATTTTGTGAGAAATGTATATAGATCTCTCCATTCCGTAGACTGTGCGATGACACCTGGCATAGCCTCGAATACATATGGGTTATTCTGGATCAATCGAATATGAGAAAGCAAATACTTCCGCACAACAATAGACCAAGCAAATTCACCACCTGTGAATACTCGTGTTTTACCTGCTAAAATCTTCTTGTTAGACGTGGGTTCATCCTTAAGATGACCACAAAATTGCGGGTGGTAACGAGTGTTGTTGTCATAACACATCTCAATATCTTTGACTCGATCCATGATGATATCGTCAACCTGAGTGATCTTGCCATCTACCTGAGTAATAAAAGCCTTCTTGGTGGTCTTAAACGGATTCCCTGCACTAGTACTACAGTTGAGCTTGTCAACATATGTAATACCATCAGCACCATTCAATGCAATATCCAAATTGTAAACTTCTAGCATTTTGATTTTATCACCCAACTTGCCAACAATATCATTGAAGAAAGCGTCTTCACAGACCTTGATGTTGGAGTTGTAATAACAATGAACAGGCGTAGTCATGTCCTTGATGGCAAGATGCCAGGGCTGCCAATCCATGGCTGGTTTGCCATAATCAGCTTTGTACCCATGTTGGACGGCATAATCACAAAAGAAAGTTGGTTCAATCTTAGATTTATGCTTAGGTCTGTAACCTACAAAACTACCATACACTTTAGCTGTGCCTTCGTTCAAAAAACGAATGCATGACTTGGTGTGCAATTCAGTGAGTTCTCGCTTGTATCCAGGAGCCGAAATTGGTAAACAGCCCTCCATGACTTGGGGGACAAATTTTTCCATTGCCGACTTAAGTTGCTTTTGAGAAATGTGATGCATACTCAAATTGCCGCTAGCGGCTCCAGTTGCATGAAATCCCAAAATGACTTGAGCATTACCGATTTCTGCCACACAAAGTGAACCACAATCGCCGACAGCCGTAGGAATATCAACTATACCCATATAGCATGGCACTCCGAAAACTGGGCATGTGCTGGCTCGAATATTGTTGACAATCTTCTCAGACTTAACTCCATCTCGTGAACATAGAACATACTTACCTTTATAAACTCCACCGAGGATACTGTCCAGGGGGAAATAGGGCAAAATGCTCTTGCAAGGTGGCATGGCACGTAGTTCCAGAACTATGAGATCAGTGTCCGGAATTTCAATCCAATCATCGGCAGATACAGAGATATTCATCATATTGCGTGAGACATTCTTCGTAGCATCATCAATATAGATATTAATGATCACGTGCTTGCTCTTCACACTATGCTTGTTCAACATCCAAAGACTTCCGTGGAAATTAACTGCAGTAGTCCAGGCCACGCGTTGAATATCAATAGCCCGAATTTGAAAGCGAGCTGTATTCAACTTGATGCGCTCAATGAGCAAATCATTCTGTGCACATTTTGACACATCCGAGATTTCGCAAGGGGTAGTAGCATAAGGATCATGGTAGTAAAAAGTCTTCTTCTCTTGTGGCAGCATGACTGGTGTTGTTCCGATGTTACTCTGTGATTGCATGGAATTATCGCATTTGGCATCAGCACACTCACCTGGTGCATTGTTCTCACCATTCTTGTAGAAACAACGTGTGCAGTGCTTTTGTGGATCAAAGTGATTCTCGTTCTTTTCACATTTTGTCTTCAATCGACAAACTCCGAAAGCTCGAAAACATGGAGTACAATGAATAAATTCGCTGAAAATGATTCGAGTTTCTTCTTTGGACTTTGACATCCACTCATTCCAAAGTTTCCTCAAGATGAGTGCTGTCGTGGGTAAAGCAATG